TCCAGGGCATTGACTTCACCATACTGAGCATCCAATATGCTACGGACAGTATCTGATGTCAATGTGGTGGTAATCTCTGGTGTGATTTCACGTTTACCAGCCAATGCACGTTTTTGAGGTGCACGAGACCCTAATCCGATTGTACCATCTACATCATGGTTGTTCTTGATTTCACATTTAAAAGCAGTACTTACACCATCCAATGGTTTTGGTGCAGGAGTCGCACCGCTTGTTGTACCGAGGTATAAGTTGATATCGTAGAACATGATGAAGATTTGTTCAGCGGTTAGTTCTGTTGGTCTACTGAATGTTTCACCACTTTGGCCTATGATACCTGCTTTCTCTGTCTTATATATCCAATCTGCAGATACGGTTAATCCTTCATCGGATACCTCGAGGTTTACACCATCGACGAGTAATCCATAGAGGTATTTTTTGAGCATATCATAGACTGCTATTCCACGGAATGATGGTAATTCTTTGCCTTCGCCACCGTAGAATTCGTGGATATAAGTTTGAGTGTGACCGGTTGACGGTGATGCACCAGTTGTGCATACATAGTTATCGAGTAATCCTCGGAAATACCATGTAAGTTGCTGTAAATCCGCATCCGCTTCAGTTGACCCAGTTGGCTTCAAAATACCTGCTCTTGCACGTTTATTCATCCTTGAACCACCGGACCTTACGACCGGTTCATCGTTCAATTTGAAATCAACGCTCTCAGCAGTATTCCAAAAGTCAGGGTCAAAATTGGATTTACTAACAGTAGTATCACCGTAAGTAGATTCTAATTCTAATCCGAATCCTCTATCCATTATTTTGTCCTCCATTATTTGCTAATTGTTGGCATTGTTGCCAGTTTATGACATGATACACGTTTAAGATGACTCCGGTTACGGGTACTTTATCTGATTTGCCTTCAACATCCACATAACCCATTGGACTATAAGTGTCCAGTTCTATGTTTCGTATCATTCTTTGACCTGGTAATTCGGTTGCTTGTACTGTTTGCCAGTTCTTCAGTATAGATACGATTACACGATTACAGAGGTTTTGTGATGCAGTGTTAGCATCTTCGATTTCCACTTCATATACTCCACAGTCAAATTCAAAAGGTGTTTTTAATAAGGCAGTTTTACTTATATCTGCATTCCTTTCCACTGTGGTCGGATGTTGTGTAATCCATACTACCGGTTCTTCAACTGTGCCTTCATTATAGTAAGTATTAATGAAAGTTTCTACATCTTCCAGTAAACCGTTCTCCACCATTTCATTGGTTATGCAACCGTTAATGATTGTATTGATTTTTTCAAATCCAGTTATAATACTAACAGTCATCCTAACACTTCCTTAATTGCTACTTTGAAATGTTCCTTAATTCTTGGTTGGACTTGGGCGATACTTCTTTCAACAAACTTCTTACCAGGAACATATGACCTCTTCAGGACCATACCTGTTTTAGCACCACGTTTGTATCTGAATTTACCCCCACTCCAACTTCCTGGTATGAACCTACCCGGTTCTTGACGGTGGCCATCATTAACCCATCCAGCATAATATGCTGGAGACCTGATGGTAACTTGGCTTTGGGATTTCTCAGCAATAAACCATTGTGCTAAATATCCATGGTCTCTTGGACTGTTGCGTTGAAGTTTATTAACTAAATCTAATCCAGTTAATTCTAATCCTTTTTGTTGGATTTTAGGCATAGCCGGACCGAACTGTTTCAAATGACTGGTGTCAACATGAATACTTACAATAAGACATCCTCTCCAGTTATTGTTAGTACACCAATCGCATTAGGTTCATTAGTAGAGTCTTTGATGAAAGGTTTTAGATCATCTCGGAGTTCATCAGTGAAAATATCGGATGGTACATTTTGTATAGTCCAGTCATTCACTTTAATGATTGGGCTGTCACGTTTCTGTATCGCCAATGACACCATATTTGATGTTAATCTTAGGCAGATATTCTGTACTGCTGGCCTTACAGTTGTACTGGTGTAAGCTCTGTTGGTGTAGACATTGATTAGGTCTTGTGATTGGAGTATCCAATCGGTGATAATAGCAGATAATTTCTCATCAGCATCTGTGTCATTTTTACTGATGTTGAGGTGTTGTGGTTTTAATCCATGGAATGCTATGACCTGGTCTACACTTATCCATAAGTCAGGAGTATCAGTTGTGGTTTCCTGGGTTGGTGTTTCGGATTCCCCTTGGGTTTCGGTTTGTTCAGTTTCTTCAATGTCTACATCATCAGGCATAAAATATCACATCATAAAAAAAAATTGGAGTAGTTATTCTGGTAACTCTCCAGTACGTATATATTCGTATAAAGCTCTTCTATTCCTTTTAACACTGATTGGTAATTCATCAAAAGGTTTTAGTTCTTTTGACTTTTTAGCAGTGGTTTTCTTTTTAGATTCTGCCATATTGAATCACCTATTCTGTTCCACCATTGCCACTGTCTTGTTGTGCTGGTGGATGTTCCAATGCATATAATCTTCCTTTGATGGAAGCTGGTGTGTCATCATCACCAATTGCAGTTTCCACTGCAGTTACATTAGATTCAATATCCGCACATCTTTTCTTTAAACTACCGGCATCAGTGTCTTTACTACCAACTGCAGATTCTAATGCAGCGATTTTGGCGGCTTGACTGGCATCATCACCAGTCAATTCACGCACTTTCTTTTTAAGGCTCATGGACATAAGCCATCACCTATAATAAACTGGTTGCTTCAGTTGAAGTTATGTCAGCAACAATGACACTGTCTGCGAATTGAGTTGTAGCGTCACATCTGATACGGTAGTAGTATTCAGTGTTTTCAGCTTCGACGATTCTCTTAGGCTCCACGCTGATGTCCTTATAGACACCGTACCAAAGGAACTCAGGAACAGTTAAAATAGAAGGAACATTACCATGTACGGTTCTACCATCGGTTGCATCTAATACTGGAGCGTATTTAACTGGGATGCCTTTGTATCTTAATTGGTCAGCATTTAATAATGAACTGTCACCTAATCCGGTTTCACGGTCCATCAAGTAATTACGGTAACCTTCCTGTACTTCAAATGGTACATAAAAGACTAAGTCTTTCATGAGGTTAGCTTGACGGTATGCTGCAGGCATGGTATAGATCATCTTGTCGAACATGCCAGTGACGCCTTGGGTTTGTAAGTCGAAGTCCCCATCATTGTCATCGGTGCTGTCATTGGCGAGGTCGGATTTGATTACGGTTCCGGATTTTAACCATCCGTCAATTGTACTGAATAATGGGTCTGCAGCTGCGGGACTACCGGAGGTATAGGATGTGTCACCGAATACTGCGACGGCTTCTAAGTCGATACCTACGGCTTCACCCATCATGGATAATAATGTTTGTTCGAAGGCTTCTCTTTCAATGTTGTCTTCTTTATCATCATCAAGGATTGATGTTTTTGCTTTGAGTTTGGTTGCAACTAATTCTGCTTTACCAAAGTCAACATCAGCTTCAGTAAGGGAATCTTGGGTTACGTTTGTGGATTTGTAACCGTTCTGTAATACACGGCCAGTAATCTTAGTAGATGAAACTACTTGAGACATACTGTTCATTCTCTTAAAACTTGCATCATTCAAGATAGTTTGATTAATAGTTGCAGCATGGATAAATTGATTAAACTGCTCTTCATTCAACAATGCTTTTGCAGTATTCATATCTGACCTCATGGTCTTGAATACTTCTTTTTCTTGCTCATTTACGAGTTGGGATAAAATATGTTCGTTTGCCATAATTAATCACTCACAATATAAACTTTATTTTCTGATACGGGTTCCGTCTGGGTTTCTTCCGAGGAACTTGTAAATATTAACTGGTTTGCTTTTTTCGGCGGTTTCGATGTGGTCGTGTATTGGTTCGGCTTTGGATTCGCCTTTCTCAGCCACTTCTTCAGCCACTTCTTCTTCAGTTTCTTCTTCAACTTCAACCTCTTCAGCAGTTTCAGGTTCGGCTTCATCCTCTTCAGTTTCGGATTTTTCAGCAACCTCATCTTCTACTGGTTTTAATGCTTCGGTTAAAGTTTGTTTGAATTCTTCCTGCATGGATTTTAATGATTCCTGGAATTCTGTTTTCATTGCTTCGATTTCACCTTTTAATTCAGTGACTTCGGATTTTAATGCAATGACTTCGGCTTCTTCGGTCATGCCCATTGCAGTAAGAATCTTGGATTTTAAACTTACTTCTTCTTCCATATTATCACTTAGTTCGCAGAATTTGCTTTCGTGTAAGCAAGGTTGCTTGGTCAAGCTTACACTTAATACTACTGGGTCCGGCACATCCTTTATCAAAGAGTTGCCCATGCTGGATATGTTTTTACAACTGCATTCATTGTTAGTTTTCAATGCGGCTAAATATTTATCAGCACTTGCTCTTGGCAATATGCTTGGACTATATCCAGTATAGTATCCTTTCATTGCCTCAGAGATTGCCTCTTCATCGGTAATATGGGTGGTCAACATCCAAGTCCCTACTGGATAGGTTTTTGATGTGCCATCGTAGAGAGTAAAAGTAGTATCATGATCAAGTATTATTGATTGTGATGGTTCGCCTATCTTCCTGCCGTCACGGGTTAATCCGTGTTCGTGGTCTACGAATCCGTACTTGTCATAACTGTTTTTGAATGATTGGATTTGTTCACGGTTTAATGGTGTTTCACCGTTATGGTAGTCACAATCCTTTGCGTCAGGTATGAGTACTGGTGCGGTTAGGTTGATGGTTCCATCTTCGAGTTTTTGAATATACATTTCAATATATATACTAGAGAAATTAGGATTCGATAGAGACAAGGTCATGTTCTTTGAAATGACTCTTTCCTGGTGGGGCCATCTTACCATATGGCATTACAAAAGGAGCATTACTACATCGACAGTTAATCCATTCCTCAATCTTGCCGGATTTATCACCAGGATATTTTAATCCGTTACTGTATGTTCCACCGAAGGGTATGATTTCCCCATCCATGATTATATGATTGGCTCTGTCGGTTTTCCGGTGTCCACGTACTCTTTTGTCATGAGCTGACATCCATTGAGTGTACTGGACTCCAAGAGTTTCATATGAATTCATTATGCCTTGATTATGAGCGGTATGTATTTCAGTACGAGCTATTCGTCTTGATTCCCAATCACTTAACTGGTCGAATCGTTCCGTTATCTGCCGGCCAACATAATCAATACCTTTACCTGATTTGTAACCATCAGTTATGATTTGGTTTATCTGTTCATCAACACGATTCATAGTGTTTTGACTGGCAATGAATGCTTCGTTCAATAGTTTCTCTTCCGTATACTCCAATGTTCCGAATAAGTTTTTACGGCGGATTTCATTAATAACACTTTGAACAATACCAGGATTGTTGAGTTCAACTAATCTGTCACCTTCACGAGTTCCCATTTCAAACTCTCGTAGAATATGTTCCTTGATTATCTCATAATATTCTTCATTGGCTGCTTGTACTTGT